TAATTAATCTCTTCATTGCTTTAGATTTTATAAATACAAGAAGAATAGGTTTTAAAATTTTTACCATCGTTTTTATGTGTTACTTCCCAAACATAGCTCTTTTGCTAGTATTAGACAAGAATCTTAACTTTTATGGTTGAAGAAAAGAAGAAAAATGCCTTCCAAAAATTAAAAGAAGGCTTAGATGACAAAGAAGAACAACTTGCAATTATAAGTTTGTTTGTAAGATTAGGAGTTGTTGTTTGGAGTGGTTTTATAGTTACACTTAACTACATATCAATTCCAGGTTATAGTTCAGAACCTAAAGACATCACGTTTCCTGCCTCGCTTCTAACAGGAGCACTTGCCACATTTGGTTTAGAGGGATCTAAGAAAAGTAGTAAGAAAGACGATAAAGTTGCAATGGAAGAAGGTATGATTCAAACTATAAGGGTAATAACTCCTCTCAAGATTGAGGGAGCAGAAGTAATCGACCCAAAGCCTAAAAAATGAAAAAGCTACTTCCATTATTATTACTGGCATCTAGTCCTGTACTTGCAGACATTAAGCAAGAATTTGTAACCTCTGCCCAGATTACGGTAGATATGCCGTATGTTGTTACGAATAAGGTAGGAACTACATATAGTCTTAGTGGAAATAATATTACACCATCTGTAACTGTAGGAGATACAACAACAGCAGGAAAGATTGGTGGGATCAATGTTGGATCGTTAACTAATGGCGTTCCAGCGATGATTCAAACAGATACTACAGTAACAACATCGGGATCTGCCTTCAGCAAAACAGAATCTGTGATAATGGGTGACGCTACACCATCTGCTGTAACTCCTAGTTCGGGAATTGCAGCGTTACCAGTATTAGGTGGACAGACTACTATTGGATCAGGCGGTACTGCTGGATCTC